TTGCACTGGCACGCAGAATCTCGTTTGGTACTGGGAATCAGTGGCTATGGCGAAGCGTCGTCAAACGACGTGTATACCGATGCCCTGCTCTTCGTATCACATTCGAGGCCCTCGCGTACCATCTATTGGGATCGTGGAAACCCGCGAATTCCAACGTGACAAGCCTTCGCTTAACGTCTCCTTAAGAGCGTTTGAGTTCAATCTGCCCAACCTAGGGCAGACCATAAACACCCTGTCGCTGGTACTCGCCCGCGCAACTCGAGAGTATAGGGGTCCTCGGACCTCTGTTGCTTAAGATTGCGTGGGTGAGATAGCGTCTTCTACCCGTAAAAGGGTACCATTCTTGGAGTATTCCAAATGTCCTTAGCACCGGCTTCGCCGATTGTAGGTGCAGCGATGACTGGTCTAACCAGTCCCACGTACACCGTCACGCTGGACTCCCCACCGAACTCGCATTCAAAGCAGTATGCGGTTACGGCTATTGGGGGCACCCAAACAGGTGTCACGATTCATAGTCCATCGAGTCCTTTCATCCTTATGCTCCAACGTCCTGCTCAGTTCAAGCAGCTGGCTCAGGTGAACCCTGTGACCGGCAAACTGATGACTGTGCCTAGGAATACTTGGCGACTTCTGGTCGTTAAGGGGGGCCTCCCTATGGCAGATCAAGCTCCTGCCAATATTGTGTTTAGGGCGGAATTTGCTATTCCGGCTGGGGTAGAGATAAACGATACGGCTAATTTGGCCGCTCTGCTGTCTTTCCTCGGAGGGTTGTTTTGGGTTGACGGGAATGATCTCCGCGCGTGCTTCACCTCTGGGCTCCTCGGAGCCTAGGGCGTGTGCACGTTTACCGAAGATCTTGACGTTGTGGTTAAACTCCTTAGGAGAATCACGTGGATACTGCTGCTTTTAGCTCTGATCTTTTCGACGTCCTTAGTCGCGACCTGGGTTTCCGTACAGCGTCTGACGAGCTTAGGTTCGATCCTAAGTCTATCATCGATCCCTTTCGAACAGACTTGGGATATATCAGACGTGCCGCCTTCCTCACCTCCTGTCTCAAAAAGACCGAAGTAGAGAGCGACCCGTACGCTGAATCTAGAGCCCTGCTCAGTTTCTTGCAGGCAAACTACACCTGTAAGGCCTGGTCCCTTGGAGTCGGGCATGATCCAGCAATTGGTTTTGCGCTGGAGTATGCACGTGTCATGCTTCGCGATTGGTTTGAGCCCCAGTGTGGAACTCAGCTGGTCGTAAACATGGCGTCCATTGAGCAAGCAGCCCGGTTTGGACCCGGGGTTTCTCTCGGCATGGGCAGACGTCCCACTCAGCTGTATTTCAAGCTGGGGGATAGCCCAATGACGGCTGGAACGGATTTCGTACGTTCCTGGTACGAGGTGTCGGTTCGACACAATCCGCTGTGTGAAGCGGCCGAAATGGCCCGAAAAGCACGGCACGGACCGATAGACTTGACGCCGGTTGGTAGCTTGTCGCTTCAACCGAAGTCGTATCTAACCAGAAGGGTTTGCGTTACCGAGCCTACCTGCAACACCTTTTTCCAATTAGGTTTAGGAGAGGTGATGCATCGTGTGCTGAAGCAGCACACAGGTATCGACTTCACCGTGCAGCCAGCGCGTAATTCAATGCTGGCCAAGTGGGGGAGTGAATACGGGATTTATGCCACTATGGACCTGAAGCAATGTAGCGACTACATCGCAACCGGTATGGTGGCGTATATGTTTCCTCGATCCGTCGTGCAATGGGTCAACGCGCTGAGAACCAGCGACGTCAATCTAAAGCCGTACGGCCTGGGAGACATGAATCTTGGTATGGTCTCGACTATGGGTAATGGTTACACTTTTGCCCTCCAGACAGCCCTACTCACTGCCGTTTTGTTCGGGGTCTACAAGACCCTAGATATTCCTATCGAGCGCCCTTGCGGTGCGGACTTGGGAAATTTCGGCGTGTTCGGGGATGACATTGTCGTGGATCACGAAGCCTTTAATCTCATGGCAAAGTGCTGTGAGGTCTTGGGTCTCGTGGTTAACCGCGATAAGAGTTTTGCGTCTGGTCCCTTCCGAGAGTCGTGTGGCTCTGATTACTTCCAGGGCCAAAACGTCCGGGGTGTCTACTTTAAGAGATATCCCCGGAGGAACGACTTGTACTCCATATTCAACCGCTCAGCGATCTGGTCAGCCAGATTCGGCATTCCTTTGCCAAATACCCTTAGATTCGTGCATTCCTGCCTAGCCCAAAAAGCTATGCAGTGGGTGCCGCCTGATGAGGGTATTACCAGCGGGTTGGTTTCACCTTACCCGCCAGAGGGGATTCCTTTTAAGGAAGGAAACTGGCATTACGCCTCCGATATACCGATCGTGTCAAA